AATCATTCATTTTCTTTCCTCCCTGCGTTATGCCACCAGACCATCAGGTCATCCTGATTGTCTCTGATGTACTGCTCAAATCTTTCAAAGTGGACGATAGCATGTTTTAAGCGTTGCATACCCTCTCCAGCTTTTGAGCAAAAGCCACAGACTTTAAAGACAGGCCCAATCGTGTCAATAATTTCTACTACTTGGCCATCAAGGTTCCAGACGCTATCCTCTCCCACATTGAAATCAAGGATAAACTCATCCCCTAGGTTGTGGATAACTTGCAATCTCTTGCCGTCTGAGTAGATGGCTACGCTATCAGATATTTCTCTAATTTCCATGTTCAAGCCACCTACTTTCTATAAGCACACCTTCTCTATTGCACTTCTTGCAATGCCAAATTACTGGTTCATCTATAAAATGTTCAATATAGCGTTCGTCACAATCCATGCAATAGTACTCTATTCCTCTGATTTCCATACTTACCACCCACATTGCTCATTGAGTTCAGCTTGAGTTAATGGCTCGATACGTTGATAACCGCTGACTTGATAGTTCTTTTTAAAATCAAATCCGAGCTGACTTAGACCAGCCTTGAAACGGTCTTTTTCGGCTGTATCCACAAAATACACCTCCAAAGTCATTTTTTGGCTATATCGTTTTAGGTCGTTTTTAGCCCCTCTAAGAGCGTCCTGCTCATTTGGGGGGATTTGCCCACCGTCCAATATTTCGCCCGTCTCTGGGTCAAAATTTGGGGTCTCCGTTGATTTTGGATCTTGTTCCTGCTGTTTAGTTTGTTGAGCTGCTAAAAGTTCCTTACGCTCTTGTTCAGCTCGTTCTTGAGCTTGTCTGAGTTCTTCCTTTTGCTTTTCAAATTCATAGTCAGCTTTGATTTGTTCAAAGACCTCAGCAAGAGTCAAGTCTTTCAGCTGTCGGATGTAAGGTGAGTCAGTCATGCCGTACTCAGCACAGAGTCCTGAAATAGCTGACTTAGCCTTTTCAAATTCTTGCTGTTTCTGAAATTCAAATGTGACCATGTCGTCAAGTGATTTCATTGTGGCTTTCTTAAGTGTCACGCCGTCAGCCATGAAATCGCTAGCTTTGACATAATCAAGAGCCTTTTCATCAAATAGACGAGGGTCCAGCATGTACTCAGCTGATTTGTTGGCTAGGTAGCCTTTGACCGTGTCAATTCGGACGGCCTTTTGATGTTCTTCAAACTCTTTGACATCACTAGCAATTTTGGTGATGATGTCTTTTAGAGGCTGGATGGCATTCTTGACATACTTGTCAAACTCGTCAGCTGGTTCAGATAAGACTTTCTTATTCCTGATCCGCTCGTCAGAGACCTGCTTATCTAGTTTGCGTAGATCAGCAAGCGTCTGCTTGTCATCTTTGATGGTTGCAGCTGTAACCGTGTAATTTTGGTACTTGGCCACAACCTCATTGATATTCTGCTCAAATTTCTCACGGTCAATGATTTCAACCTGTGCCTGTGTTACTTTTACCTGTAATTCTTGCATGTTGTCCTCCTAATATTCCAGTTCACCGTCTAGTAGTTCGCCCTGGATCGGCTCCTCAGCTTGAGCAGGTTCAGGAACTGCATGATTTGCCTCTTGCTCTTTGTTGAATTGCTCAATCTCAGTCATCTTGCGTGCTACAACATCCTCACGGCTTTCTTGAGGAGTTACATCGATAGGTGCTGCTTGCTCCATTTCCTCGCTAGTGTAGAGTCCGCCTACATCTTCTGAGAATGAATCACGAACCGCTGCAACGATAGCGACTTTTTCAATCATTTGCCCTGGAGCTTTCTGCCACCAGTTCTTGCCAGTGTTATATGCTGACAACTCTACTTCACGATAGACTGGTCTTGTTCGGTCTTTGCGATAGACCTCACACCAGCCACCGATTAGAGTGCTATTTTTTGGCAATATAACGCCTTTTTTGTTTTTCAATTCTCCGCTTGCATCTTCGTAGATGATCCCACTTTCAAATCCATCATAATTTGGATTTTGTTCGGCTCGTTTCATGAAGGCGTCCTTTGAAACAACGATTTGAGCGGGATTGTTACCGTATTTAATAAAATAAACTTCTTTTGTGAACGGGTTTAAATTACGATTTTTAACAATTGCTAACAATGTCTGCAATTCCTGCGGGCTTGCTTGATGTTTTGGGTCAACGAAATTTCTCAAAGTTGCTCCGTCAAGTTTCTGTAAATCTGTTAAATATGCTCCTTTTGTTTGCGCTAGTTCGTTTGTCATTTTTTTCTACCTTTCGTTTTCTTCAAATTCCAATTTTCACGCTTCAAGCGTCTGTTTTTGTTTTGCAATTTCAAAATAATATCTTGTTGCTCGTCGATGATTTCTCCGAGCTCTTGGCCAAGATGTGTATAATCAGACCGCCATCGGTCGATTTCTGCGTGTAGTTCTTCAATCATGCTCTAACTTCCAATACTTATCTAAATCCACGGCCATGACGATGGACAAATTCTTCTGCTCGGTCAGAATCTGTCTGCGATACGGTGCTAGACCTGCCTGCCTTTCCTCTTCATTTCGAGGAAGATAGTAGCCGTTCGGTTTAAACTTCTTAGCTACAATCGGATGTTTGAAGTTTACCCTTAGACTTTCAATCACCTGCTCAAGCATCCGCTTTGACAAGCCTGTCTCTTTTCGGATATCCAGTGCTGTGATAGGCTCTTCAAAACTGGCTCGGTTAATAATCAAATTCAAGACCTCTGTTTCAGTTTCGTTCATTTCTCTGCTGATCATGTGTGCTCCTTTCGTCTTTAAACTTCATCACCTACATATCGATACTGACCGCATCCAATATATACGAACTGGCTTGGGTCGAGTTCTTCTCGCTCTTCAGGTGGCTCCATCATGCCCCTGTCATAGTTAAATAATCCGTCCATCAAGTTGGTCCTCATACTTTCTCCAGAGCTTAGCAATCTCCTTCAGATACTTCTTAATGTCATTCTTTTTGTACCAGTCAAGGCGCTTGCGCTCGTTCACTGTCACGCATGAATAGAGCTTATTTTCAATCTCTGGAACTGTCATCATCTTGCTCCACCTCTTCAGCTTTCACTTTGACATCTAGACGTTTCATGGCTTCTTCTACTGACTTGCCGTCCAAGATGTCCTTGAGTACGTGGCTTACATCATGGATTGCTTGAGCCTTTGCTTTGCTTCTTTCAGTTTCTGGCATCAAGCCCATATCTTGTAGAGCTAGAAAGGCAAGGCTGAAAGCGTGCATTTCTTTCTGAAGTTGTTTGATTTTTTTGATTGTGCGAATTGCTTTAAACATATTATTCTCCTTTTTTCTTTATTCTCCGACTTTCCAAATTCGGCAACGGGATTCCACTCCAGAAGAAGTCTTGTCTTGAAATTCCCAGTCATTGCCATAAGTTCCTGCAGCTTCATATGACGCTGACTTCAAATAAGCAATAGCTTCTTCTTTGGTCTCGAAAGCAGTAGCCGAATAATCTTGCTTGCCAATTGGCAAAAAGTCACGTCCAATCATACTGAAATCCTCGTTTCCAGTTTCAGTATTCTTGACATAGATCGATATAATGTACATCTACATTCCTCCTTGTAGTCTAGCCTTGATATCAAAGTTTTCTTTATACTTGTAAGCAGCAAGCTCCTGCTTCAAATCGTAGTTTTCCTGCTCGATAGCAAAGCGATGTTTGCGCTCTTCAAGAAGGTCTTTGTTAAGCTCGACTGCGACTACTCTCCAGTCAAGGCTCACTTCATGGATGATTCCCTCAAGACCGAGTTTTAATTTAGTAAGTAATTTCATTAAGCTACCTCTTCCTCTTTGTCGAGCATTTCGTTTGCAATTCCGTTCCAAATATCATAGAAACGATGATTTTTTGGGATGATAATTGGTTCATCTGGTTCTAATTTTCGACCATAAGCATATACTGTGACTTTCATTTTGACCCCTTTCGTGGTATAATTTCCTTGAATAATTTTGTCATGCGCCTGATTGCCGTCAGGTGCTTTTTTATTTTTATGTCGTGTAGACACTTCCATTCGTCGCATAATACGTCAGCTCGTTCATCTTGTTTGTGAATCGTTCGTCTGTCGTGATCATCAACCGTTCTTTAAGCAGAGTCGATAGTCCGTAAAATCGGCTCTCGAACTGCTCAATAGTTCGCTTGCGTTCCTCAGTAGTCACTTGCTGACAAGGAGCGTCTTGAAGCTGTGTCTTTGTTGAATTTAAAGGCATTCGTCTTCATGTTTCCTTTCGTTATTCTATCTACGAGACTTTGCTCGTAAAGTTCTTTGAGGTGCTTGCCCTCAAAATTAGTTGTGATAATTGTATTCGTCCTGTTCTCAAGTATTTGATACAGGATTTTTTGCATCCAGTTGTTGCCTTGTCTGATTTCATTCCCGACACTCGACTCTTTGCCAAGATCATCCAAAATCAGGAAATCAACACTTTGCAAGAACTTCACAACTGAGCGTTGCTCCCATTTTGAGTCCTTATACTGAAAGGCCTCTTGCATCCGAGAGAATAATTCCATCGATGGCATATACACGACCGACTTGCGTACTTGAAGCATTTGAAAGCTCTCGTTTAAGGTCTTAGCTATCCCGACGGCTAGATGGCTCTTGCCAACTCCAGGCGGTCCTGAGATAATCGTATTCCCTTCGTAACGCTCTTTCACATAGTCAGCAGTGACTCGCTTAGCGAAATTGACTGCTGCAGCATCCTGCTCTGTGTGGATTTCAAAATTCCCAACAGTCGCATTTTTCAAATCGTTCGGGATGATGCTCTCTTTCATAAATAGAGAATAAGACCTCGTATCTCTGATTTGTGCTTCCGCGATTGCTAACTGCTCGCTTGCGTTCTGGTTGATGGTCTCTTGAACACACTCAGGACAATAGGTCAGTGTGTTGTGAGTGCAAGGGTTGACTGACTGCCACATATAGACGCCTTCATGCTTTGGACATTGCTGTTTCAATGTCTCAATCTGCAAAGCTCTTTCTTGCAGTTCTTTGCTCGATACTACTTGCATACGCACCCCCTAAAATCCAAGTCGTGGATCAAATCCATCATCAGACAACTTCAAGCGACCGTTTGACTTATTGTTTGACCGAATAGGCTTCTGCCTATTCTCTACTAACTCAACAGTTGTTAAACCTTTCTGTTTCCAGTCTCTCAAGATACTCTCAAGATACTTGAAATAAGGCTTACCATTCCCAACACATTCCTTGATGGCTAACTTGATAACCTCTTTGCTATGGTCTTGCAAGAATGCCTTCAAATCTTCAATTTCAAACGGTGTCGGATATCGTCCGAACTCTGAAAAAATCCAATCGTGAACAATTCCCAAATCATTTTCTGCGGGTGCGTCCTCTATACTATATAGAGTATTAGCACCAGCACCTTCTGGTTCACTCAGTCTTGATATATTAGTCTTGATATTATCAGTCTTGATTCCGTCTAATTTTTGGACTTCTTGAAG